GGAACATTCGGTTTTACTAATACCGAAGATGTATTGGTATTGGTATTGGTATCGGTGCTGGTATTGGTGCCGGTATTGGGTCCAAGTGCAGTTCCGCATGCCACACATATAATAAACTCTCGCATTTCGGTAAGTGATATAGATATACCCGTAATAGCAGTTGCAGATGGGTATTTATCAGTAGTATACTTAATCAGTGCTTGTATTGCTTCATCGTGAGTATCGTCGATTTTTTTGTTGATTGCGCTATTTGCACCACCAAAAATACCCGTTACATTTCCTATTATATCACGAAAAAAAGATACCGCATGAACCATAGTGCCTCTTACAAATCCTAATGGCGTATAGGCTTTCTCATCGTAGTTGCTGGTTGTAAATAACTTAAGTGACATTTTATTATTAGTGGGTTGGTTGTCGCGATGATTGTCTGGGTTTTTATTACCTATGTATTACCTATTATGTATTAGTTATATATTTTTATATTTTTCGTATCAAAAAATTGAAACGAAAAGTATCATTAAAATGGTATATACAGATCTACAAGCCTTCAAAACTATCAACGCGTATCAAAAAATAAAAATGCCTGTTCTTACCAACAACAACGACGCAACGACGACAGACGTTGAGACTATAGAAATAGAGCAGCCAAAAAATGAAATACATAAAATACATACTAAATGTCACCTGTTTAAAAAACTTGGAAAAATCGACGTTTCAAAGTCGCGGTCTTTGGATTCGATTGAAGACATTCCTCCTCTTACTCCTCTTACTCCTCCTCCCATTGCGAAACCGATTCGCAACAAAACAGACGAATATTATTATAAGCATCGCGAAGAAAAACTAGAATACCAGAAGAATTATAACCGCGAAAAGGGAGCCGAGATCAAAGACTATAACAAAAGTTACTACACGAAGCGCAGAGAAGAAATTCTCGAAAAGGCCAAGACAAAGATTACCTGTGAATGCGGATGCGTGGTTCAGTTGTTTAATATGATCCCGCATAAAAAGACAAAAAAACATGCTCGCTATCTTGAAATGCGACAGACCATGATGAATGCAGTTGTTGGTGCGTCGGCTCTAGATACAAAATGCTAAATTCTAAACTTATTTACTATTACAATATTAAATTTTTTTCATCGTTCGATTTTTACGAGTTTGTTTTTTTTTAAACGATCTAGACTTCATATTTTTTTTTGTAGGTGTGGGACTATCGTCGCCTATACCCATATCCATATCTTTATCCTCCTTGAAAAATCCTTTCATATGTTCCAACATTTTTTTACTTATAATCACATCCATTTCTTGGTCGTCTTGGTCCTTTTCCGTTATATTATAATTCAATCGACTCATCATATAACTAGTAAACTTCTCTCTTTCAACCTGGTTATCTTTCATATCATTCGCTAAATTCGAGTTTAAAAATCGTTTAATAATGACAGAAGACGGCAAGTAATGTTTGTATCCCTTTACATGAATATAATATACGTTATCATCTTCCATGCGAGGGTGAAATAAATCATCTACAAAACATATTTCTATATCTTTCGGAAGTTTGGTGCATCGAAAGAAATCGTTGATAGTTTTATCGTGTGTTGTGCGGTTTACTTCGACTATTTTACCATCTACTTTAAACGCTGATATAATTTGTTCGAATATTTTCGATTTTAATTTTGTCTCAAAATATGCTTTGATATGTTCTACCCACGCACGTTCGCCTTGATTATTTGTATAAATCATCACCGCCTTGCATTTGCCATCTTTCTTTTTTTGTAAAAGGTATCGCAATACGTTTAAAATATAGGGGCGCGGATATTCGGGATATAAATCAAGCAACTCATTAAATATATTATATGCTTTATCATCGTCGTTGTAATATTCGTCCAATAACATACAGAATGATCCAAATTGTCCAAAACTTCCTAATGTTTCATCTAAATCAAAAACAACAACCTTTTTATTTTTTGATTTTAAATCACTTTCGGGTTTATCTTCTGATTTGGGGAGTTTGAGTTTGGGTTTGGATTCTATATTGAACAATTTATTTAAAAATTTAGGCATATAATAAATATATAAATATTATAATAAAATATAATTTTATCTTATTTTAATATAACTTGTTATATTAATATTGCGGTTACTGCTGTTATTACTATTACCGACATATATATGGGAATCTTAAACCAAAATGACTATGTAAAAATATTAAACTATTATGATATAACCATTTCTCCAAAAGATTCGTCTAAAACTATAAAAAATAAAGCCGAAAATATACTGGCTGAAAAATTATGCAAATGTATTAAAAAGGTTAAAAAGAGTGATAGCGCAAATAATAGTGGCGACCACGACGACAACGACAACGACAACGACAACGACAACAGCAAGACCTCTTCGGAAAGTGAGTCGAAAGCAATCGCAATATGTTCAAACTCTATTTTTGAAAAGAAGGGACTTGATCGAGGATTATTTGATTGTAAGAAAAAACCAAGACTTATAAACATTCATGGTAAAAAATACGCACTTACAAAAAGAAAAACAACGTTGATGTTGTCGCGTAGAGCAAAACTACTTCGCAAATTTCAAACAAGGCGTAGAAAAATGAAGAATTGAGAATTGAGAATCAGGAATCGGGAATTAATTTGTTACTATGTTTGCATGTGTTCGCATGTATGTAACGTAACAAATTAATGTAAGTAATGCGTTAGCTTGAAGGCTTGCTTTGTTTGGGTTTGCGAGAAGATGCCGCGCGGGGTGTAGCAGGAACTTCGTTAGGTTCTGCGGATGCAGAAGGTGGAGCAGCTGCAGGCGTGGGTGTGGGCGTAGGCTTGGATGCGCGGGGCGTGTGCTCTACATATGACTCAGACAAAGATGACTCGCGGGGTTGTCGTTCTCCGCTGGGGCGACTCGAATAAACACGTCCGCTGCCTTTATACTCAGATGAATCTTTGCGAACCAACATCCACTCTCCGCCTCCGTGTCCGTGTCCGTGTCCGTGTCCGCCTCCGCGTCCGCCTCGGGCTTCACTGCCACCTCGGCCTCGGCCTCGGCCTCTACCTTGACCGCGACCGCTCGATTGTCCGCCATCGCGCACTGCTCTTTCGCCACCAGATGAATGTGAATGTGAATGTGTCTGTGCCGGACCATTTGCACGTTGTTCATTGCGCGTCTCGCAAAACAACTTTCCACCCTTTACGCCGCGAACATCCGCCGCCTGAAACTTATGGTCTCCTGAAGCAGTATCCGAAACAGAAAACTCCACATACTCTCCCTCTACCAAATAGCGGTATTGCTCCTGACTTACCTTAATCGCAGAATGGTGTGCAAAAATCTCACTTGCATCTTTAAATTGATCATTTCCACCCACGATGGTGATAAACCCAAAACCGGTTTTATTATTGAACCACTTTACCCGCCCGGTAAGACGAACAGAAGCCGATGTATCAGAAGAACTCATAACGAAGAATAACTACGATAATATGCGATAGTATACTATAATATAGTGAATGGCTTTAAGTATATTTTTACGAATATTATATTCATAAAACATATATTACACGGACCATTTAGTTGGTCTTATTGTGTCAGATATAACATTTTTTATACTATTCGCAATAATCCGTAAAAAAATATATTATTATTTATTATTATTTATTATTATTTATTATTATTTATTATTATAACCTATTATAAAGTATGGAAATAAATATATTTATTTTATGTTATAATGAAAGCCACTTATTGCCTCATACTATTAATCATTATAAAAAATATTTGCCTTCATGTAAAATAACTATTTATGACAATCAATCAACTGATAATTCTGTTAAATTGGCATTATCACTTGGTTGTAATGTAATATCATGGAGTAGCAACAATCAAATAAATGACCACCTATATTTAAAAATAAAAAATAATTGTTGGAAAAATATAAAAAATGGATGGATAATAATGATAGATATGGATGAATTTCTTTGTGTTACAGAAGATGAATTGTTAGATGAAATTAAAAACGAAACAAGTATTCTAGAAATAAAAGGACTTGAAATGATTGGAGAAAGTAATAAAACAGATTTAACAGATATAGATTTGCAGAAAATAAATAAATATGTAGATAAAGACGAAGAAAGTAAAAAACTTTGTTTTTTAAGAGAGAAAATAACTGAAATGAATTATGAAATAGGTGCACATCATTGTAAACCCCTTGGATATATAAAATATAGTTCAAAAATATATTATAACAAACATATGAACACGTTAGGTTTGAATTATATTATTGATAAAACAAAAAAGCGATATAAAAGAAGTGAACTAATGCTAAAGCAAGGTTTAGCGGGTCATTATGCATACCCCGAAGAAAGAATCAAAAAAAATTATTATCATGTATTGAATAATTGCAAATTTTTACAAGTATAATTTTTTTATATATTTTAGTCATCTACCGATAACTCTTGTTTACAAAGTCGTTTCAAGTAAATATAATCTGGCTTCTCGTCATATCCTATTTTATATGCGTATGTGAGCATTCGTTCAAATATAATCGGCAATCCTGTGCATAAGATTGGGATGGGTGTCCCTTTTTTCACCTCGTATACTAATTCCGCTTTCGTTCTTTTATCGTCGGATTCCACTTTCAAACCGCACCATGGAAGCTTTCCTTTTAATAGATATATTATAACGTATAGTATTGATATAATATCATCACGTCTCGAGTATACATTTCCTTCATGGATGTGTGTGCTTATATATCGCATCGTCCCCACTATGGACGAATTTTGTTTATTTGGAATATGCGCATCATCTTTTATATATATTCGCGACAATCCGAAATCAATAATATTTACTTTTTTGAGCGTTTCTTGGTCTTCGTTGTCTTCGTGGTCTTGATGGTCTTGTAACCCCAATCGACTTATCATAAAATTTTCAGGTTTGATATCGCGGTGTATAACACTCCTTTCGTGTATTTTTTCAATGGTTTCAATTATCGTTATAGTATATTTTAACACATTTTTTAAATAGTATTTATAAATTGGTTCCACTAACTCTATTTCACTTTCCGAACCGCATTCCGAACCGCTTTCAGAACCATTTTCATATTTTGTATTGAATATTGCACGAGTTGCTGTTTTTTTTAATTTTCTCACTTCTTCTGCCAATGTATGCGAAAATAAATCCATGACGATTATATTTTTATTTGCCTCTGTTCCAAAATATCGCAACTTTACGACACCAGGTATTCCCGACAAGTGGTTCAATATTTTGGACTCCCATACAAGTGTCGGTTGGGCACACGTTGTTGCTTCATATTTGATTGCGACCTTTTCTTGTGTTATGATATTCAGTCCTTGATATATACATCCGAATGAACCTTTTCCTATTTTTCTCCCAAAAACATACTTTGAATTGATAAGGTTGCGATGCTGGTATTTTGTTATGTCGTGTTCTTCTTTGACATGGGAAAGTTGTTGTTGCTGTTGTTGTTGTTGTTGCTGCATTTTGTATCTATATACATACCTATAAATATTTATAAATCAATTTTATAATTGATTTAGAAACAAAACAAAATAATATATACCATTAAGTATATATAAGTAACACTCGTCATCGTAAGCATTATGACTTTAAAACCACTATCATTACTATATATTGGACTATTTCTGGTATGCAACCAAAACGCTGCATTGTCGTTACCGGTGGACTTTATAAATAGACAAAATATAAATACTATCAAATATCCGATTCGCGTTGCATGCGAGTGCGAAGACTATCAAATATATGTTGATGGTAAAATTGTTGAACAGGCGGGTGTGATAGAAAGTTATCTTGAAAGTGAATGGAATGCTACAACGATTTTTATTCCCGAGATAACTACCGAAACTCCAAAAATCATTGCTTTTCATGGAACGGGTGGACAATTCTCTGGTTTCGCGAATGGATTTATTATGGATATGAATAATGGCGCAGACTATACAAAATACCAGGAATGGAAATGTGCAGAGTTTATTCCATCCGGGGTTCCTGTCAATTGGTATATGTATGACTATGACGATAGTTTATGGGAAATGTCAAAATCTTTTGGGATGAATTACCAAAATAATAGTTATCAGATTTTTGAAACAGAAAGACTCGGTATACACCTTAATGCGGAATGGTTATGGACACAAGACAATGCAAAAACAAATATTTTTTGTAGGAAAAAAGATACAAAAGTGCAAACACTTCCTTTGCAGACGACCATGGCTCCTGCTGCCGCGCCAACAACCCACCCAAGTGTATTGAAAACGACACACCAT